GGAGGAGGAGAAGACTTCTTACACCACCTCTAAAAACGATTGGTGAACGAAATTGAGTATCAGTATCAGGAAAGATATCATCATTTGTTTCAGTTCCATACTCTGGAAATAAAGTACTATTGAAACATAAATAATCTACTAATCTCTCACTAAAGTATTCTGCTTTGTTTTTTACTGATTGTCTTTTTTTATCATACAATGCAATATCTGCATCTATATTATTCTCTCCACCAGTTGGTTTTACCAATCCAGCGTTTCTTGGTCTTAAGTAAATCGTTTCTAACGATTCGTAGTAAGCCCAATATAATAGTGAATCTTGTACATAATCATCTACAAGTGTTTTATAATCACCTGCAAGTGAATCACTATCTACATCAGATATAAGTTTATCATAAAGTTTAGAACCCAAGAGACGAGTAATGTGAATTATCTGTGCTTCTCGGATTACTGACGATATCAAATCTACATCCAAGTTATTGTTTATATCTGTAAACCTTTTTAATTTAGCTTCCGATATTAGTAGGGTATTCTCCATTTGTAATCTCCTCTGTTGTTTCTATGTTATCTTCTAATTGTTTATCTTCACCAATTTCTGCATCTACTGATGTTACTACATCTGTTTCTTCACCATCTTCAAAGATTCTTGTTTGTTCTACTCCAATTGGTTCTGTATATCCATTTGTTGCAAGTATCTCTTCAAAAGTAGTTAAGATATCTGATTGTTTTGGTTCTATCACATTCTTTAAGAATAAAGCCTGTGCTTCTAACATCTCTGCTCTTCCTCCTAGTTGTCCTTCAGTTTTAATACCTAGTAACATTGGAGATACGATTCTATGTGATGTTAAAATCTTTTGAGTAACCATATCATTAACAGTAGTATAATAACCATCAGCTCCATTCTGTGGAATGGGAGTGATGACCGGTGCTTCATCCTTATTTGCCACATCCATGTAAATAAGAGAACCTGCATTATCACTTCCTGCATAAGCTTGTCTTAATTGTCTTTCTATTGTTTCCCTATCTTCTGCATCTGCATTAGTAAATGTTGTAATAGATAAAGAAGGTGCTAAACCATTCTTTATATTATTCATATGGAAATTATCTATTTCCGCATCTAAAGCGATGATGTTTAATCCTCCTTGATAATCAGGTAGGGGATAGTACTTCATACCAGGTCTGTAAGGATTAAAATAGTATATTTGTGATGGAGAGGTTCTATCCAATTTGTTAAATCTTGGTAAGTAAGCTATATCTTCATCAGGTACTCTTAATCTTCCTTTATTAGAAAATTCAGAAGATACATAATATCCAGGTACAATACCTCTCTCATTCATTTTGTGAGCTCTTACAAAAGAAAAATCTACATGATAGATATCAGTAATCTTTGTTCTATCTTTTGACCAGATTATTTCTAATGCGTATCCACCAAAAATAGCTCTATCTAAGGCAACTTTCTGAAAAATATCATTCCATGATTCTCCATCTCTGTTTGCTCTTTTGAAAATATCTTCATCTTCTGTTGTTAAACCACCACCAACTATAGCATCTGCTATAGCGTTGATTGCAGTTGAACTGATTGAAGATTTGTTGTATAGTTCAGTTATATATGATGGAAAATCATTTGATTCCCCATAATATACGATTTTTCCCTTATCATTCTCAAATACTTTAGAAGTAGGTTGAATATCACCATATTTGGGAATAATCATTAATTTATGTTTTTGTAATTCTTTTTTCATCTCTTATCCTTGATAAACTATATATTTTGCATTCTCATTAGATGATATATATTTCTTCTCAATGGGAGAAACAGAACCACTAATAAAAACTCTATCTGAGTATTTTAATGTATATTCACCTGTTGTTACATCGGGATACGTTACACCACTACTAATACCACCAAAACTCCAAATTTCTTCTGTGGTTGCCCATGTTGATGTTGTTGTTCCCCATAATAGTGCACTACCGGTTACTTGTGGCCCATACCACACCTCTAAATTATATGTAGTACCTGGTAATCCTTTTACTTGTTTTTCATCATAATCTGATGATGAAGATATATTGAAACTTAATGTTTCCCAACGAGGGTTACTGCCGTAACCTAATTCATCGTGGGATGATGTTGTATAAGTGATACTTGCTTTTGAAGTATCATTTTGTAAGGTAGGAATTAAAACAATATTATAAACATACCCATCTTCTAGTGAAGCCGTTACAAGAGGTGTATCGGTTTCTTTTTGGTAAGCTATAGTATTTGTTTGGTTTTCTTGTAAAGTAATCATATATCTCCTTAAATAAGAAATATGGGGAGTTATTACACTCCCCTTATTCCTAAATTGCTTATTGTGAAATGGTAATACCTGTTAAGATACCACTCAAATCAGAACCTGATACTGGTATCGCTGGTTCTGGCTCTTGAGCCGTAAATGTTAAAGTATATCCATTAGCATCTCCAATTGCAGTTCCGGTCTGACCCTGTCCTCCATTAAGTTGACCACCATACACTTTCCCAACGTAAAAGAATTTATCACCTTCAGTTCCTGCGTTGTTAGTTTCAACAACGATTTTCAGGTCTGGATTCTGTGCTAATACTTTCATTTGGTTTCTAAGTGATGATTGCATCTTAAGAAAAACAGCATTTATAGTAGACTCGTAGAAAACAGTTCCATTCTCAGTTGAACCATTAATGGTTTCTGTGAAATCTGATGTTCCCCTCGTCAAGTCAAACTGATAAAATATTCCACTACCGTTAAGGTCAGTAACTTCTCCTGAAGCTTCTGTTACACCTGTTTCAGGTATGGAACCAGACAGGATATACAATGTTTTGATTCCACCTGCATTATCTCTACATCCTAGAGAAAATCCTGCTGTAATATCACATGCCATAGTATTGTCCTTTCTTTAATTATCAGTTATTATAAATTGTTTGTAGTCCAGAATTCTGGATATGCTACTTGTACACCTAACTTAGTCACAATTCTGTGCTTAAGTTTATCACCGTTGATATCATACCATAATTGGAAGTTATCTAAATCAGATACTAAATCAGTACCGATTACGATGTGTCTTGCTGGACCTGTTACGATTCTATTAGAACCTGCTAGACCTACTGTACCAACTATTGTTAAGTTAGCAAATGGGTGTTTAGCTGACATTAAAGAACCTCTGTTCTCTACTGTGTTAGGGTCATAGAAGTAGTTGTTAGCTTTTCTTAAACCAACGATGTACTTTCTAAAGTTAGCGATTGACATAAATACTGTTAAGTCATCTCTATCTTGTACGTCTACTGAAAGACTTTCTAATTGTTCATCAATTTGGTCTAGTAAGTTATCAGATGTTGGTGCTGATTGAGATACAAATGTTGCACCTGAACCTGAAGCCAATAGTGTGTTAAGACCGTTTACACAATCTCCACCACCTGTTGTAGCTGTCCAAATAAACTCATCGTTTTTCTTTTGGAAGTTAGCTACTAACTGAGATGTATAATCTTCAACGAAAGCATAAGTTTCAGGGTAAGAACCGTTTGGTCCTAATAGTCCGATATACTTCGTATCTAAATCTCTTAAACATAGTCCATCATGTGAACTTCTTTGACATACTTCGATGTCTCTTTGAGTATAGGTTACTGAACCGCTTTCTACGGTAACACATCCTACACCATCTTGAATTTGTAAATCTACTTCTTGTAGATTTAGAGGTTCTTTATATTTGATTCCCTCTTTTACGGTTACATATTCTGCTGTTGAACCTGCAATAACCGATTTTACTAGTAATTCACCAGCAAGTTCGTTATTGAAGTTATCAAGTGCAGATACATTAAATCCTGGCATAATAATTCTCCTTTTTAGTTGTTCTTACGTCTTTTTAATAATCTTTCAAACTGAGCAGCTTTTTTAGAATCCCTTGGATTGTAGCTCACATCTACTGAATTATTTCTTCCGTAAGAAGTTTTGTTGTTAGTAATTGTTTTTTCTGCAGCTGGTTGAGCTCCGAACTCAGCCTTAACCGCATTGATTTGATTTGTAAACTCTTCTTTAAGTCCAGCGATTTGTTCTTTGAACTCACCCGCCATGGCTTTAATTAGAGCTTCGTGAAGGTCGTTCAATTCTTCGAAAGATTCTTCTTCCGTAGCTTCTACGCTTTCTTCACTCATTTCTTCTTCGTTTTCTGCTTCAACTTCTTTACTGATAATAGAGGCAATGACACCTCCTTCCGTAGAGATAGAAATATCACCCTCTAGGGCGTGTTCTCCATCTGGTGCAGGGATGTTACCATCCTCAGTAATAACGAATATTGCAAGACCTTCTGCGATTTCATCACCCTCATAAGTAAGAGTAAGTTCTCCATCAGCAGTCTTGATTTCGCCAAAAGTTTCCTCAGTAGTTTCTTCTGCTAAAGTTTCTTCAACAACTTCTTCAGATGTAGCTTCTACTACTTCTTCTGATAGTTGTTCTTCAACAACAGTTTCTTCTACTATGGGAGCATCAACTAGGTTGAAATGTTTTTTCACTAATTCTTTTAGTGCATTTGTCATAATAAACTCCTTTTTGGTTATTTAATCTGTGATTCAAACGAACCTATCTTAGCCTTTGAGTTAACAACTACTAACGTTCTGCCGTTAGTCAACTTGTATTCTCCATCTGGCATTATAGCCTTTCGTTTTCCATCTTCTAATATATGAACAACGAATGATTTCTCATCGATAACAATCTCTGTTCCGCCATCTGTTGTTCGGTAAAAGAATCTATGGGTAGAAGCATTAATAACATAATCAGCGAAGAATCCCTCTACTGAGAAACCTTTTACTAATCCATTCTTAACGTAATCTTCCCACACTTCTTTATTTCGTACTTTCATTACACCGAACCAAGTACCTTTATCGTACTTTTCTCCAGTCAATGAAAATGATTTATCTTTATCTGAGTCATCCACAATCCAAGATTCTACTAAAGTTATATCTTTTAGTTTCTCATCTTCTGAATGGTCATAGTTTACTTCTCCTTGATAACCGTTTTCTAAATACTTGTAAGCAATCTTTTCTATTGTATCAGCAGAAAAGTACACATAGTATTCACCATTGTTATCATCGTATCTATATATCAATTTATTCGGCACCATTAACGGTCCTGCAAGTAATTGTTTTTCTTTACTTGCTTCTGCAAAGTTAGATGTTACCATATCTTTAGTAATAGCTACATCTTCACCATTAGGGTTTCTGTTCATTGTAGGTTTAGCATTTACAGATGTTGCTGCATCATCAGCTTCTGATGTTTGTGTAATAGTTTTTCTACCACTATCAGATTTGAACATCTTTAGTCTTTGCCAATAATGTCTACAACCATATGAACCTTTGTATGTGAATATATCGTATATACCAAACTCACTATTCTCTCCTTGTACTGTAAGTTTGTTAATATCTTCTTTTCTATAAATAAGATTTGCCTTTCTCATCTTAGCACAGAAATCTCTGTTCTTAGAATCTACTGGCCCTTGGTAGATATATCTTATTTGAAATTTACCATAATCTTCAAGAGAAGAGAGGTCAGGTTTAGAAGAGATGGCAAACTCCTTTTCGCCTACTTCACTCATTTCTTCAATTACCCAACCTTGTTTCTCTAACTCTTCTCGGGTCTCCCCTACCTCAAAAAGTTTGTCAAGAATCTTATCTTGTTTATCTTGTGGAAGATTTGTTATATAATTCTTCTTTTTCTTACGAGATTTGTAAATATCATCGATATCTTTTAACAAATTATCAATTGCTTCATCATGTTCTGAACAAGGCATGTATAAGATGATATCATCTTCCATAATATGTTCGTGATATCCTTCACATCCAATCTCTTTTGCTACTTCTTCTGCTTCTTCTATTGTAGTATATACAGGTAAACCATCAATGTATTCTACCAAATCCATGATAGCTTCTATCTTCTGTTCAGTTTCGTCTTTATCAAATCCTTCTGGTTTCTTAATCTTTCTTAGATTTTCTGTATATTGACCTACGACAGTACCATCTATTGTTTCTATAAGTGCTGCCGGTCTTTCTTCTGTTGGTGATAATTCAAAATCTGTACCTGGTACTTTTAATTTACCACTTACTCTTAAATCTGTTATCTGTCCTCTACCTCTATCTGAATCATCTCCTCTACCAGCAAATGTCCAAGATACATAATCACCTATTGAGAAACCACCTGCGTTTTCTACAAAAGCAGATTGTTTTTCTTTTCTGATTTGTTCTAACTTACGTTGAGCCCAATTTACTCCACTAGTTCCACCCCATCCTAACCAAGCAACATATCCTTTATCTTTCCAAGGTGTTCCTTTATATTCTGGATTTATCTCTGAATTCTTTTTGTGTCTTGCAAAAGAAGCCATTCTAGCGATTGTTTGTTCTGATATTTTTTCTCTATTACAAAGTTGGTTTGCACGAGCCTTCCT